GCATCTTTTTTGACATCATCATGCCACCAGTACGCATTTTTTTAGTGGTCACACCACCACCGCCACGCATCCCTTTACGTTTAACTGGGCCTTTCTTTTTAGCACCTGCCATCTTGTAATCTCCTATAGAACTTATTACGTAATTTGTACATGGGTTCTACGTCATATCTTTGAAAATACTTCTCGTAATAACCCAAAGACTTTAACTTTTCCGCAGCTTCTTCTAATTTAGATAGTCGCTGTACAAATACTAAAGCATATTCAACATCTGTTTCTGGTTCAAATTCTTCACTATCTAATAACTCTTGTTCGTCATCATCTGGGTGAAACCCCATTATCCATAAGTCTCTGTCTTTATACATGTTTTCAGAAATACGCTGGTTAATTATATCGTGGTATTTATGAAACCTGTCTTCTCTTTTTATGAACGCAGTATCGACTATGATTACTAAGTCCTTACTATCGTCCCAATTTTTTAAAGTATTAGAAAGTAATCCATAAGATTTATCTTCCTTAAAAACTATATCCACTTTCTTTTCTTTCCATGCCTTCCTAGCATAGGGACACGCTGGTATATCGTTAAACTCTGGGTTACGTGGTTCTAATACGTACTTAGACCAATCTTTAATTTCTTTAACTATGTCTGTTCTATCTTGTTGATTAATCATCGTTTTTTCTTTACTGCGGGTTTTTTGCGCCTCGCCGCTTGAACTCTTTTTGGCTTACCCGCTGGTTGTCCTAACCTTTTTTTCTGTGCAACTCTTTTTCTTTTTTCTGAAGTAGTCATTTCAGAAGAGGTCTTAGGTGTTTTACTGGACACCCTCTTTGTTGGTCTACAGTAAGGAGTACCCCTTTTCTCTCCTTTCTGCCGTCCACAAGCCTTGCCCGTTCGCACATCTTTCCAATCTTCCTTGAACCAGCGTTTTAACGCAGCTCCTTTTTTAGTCTTTCTTACGGCCACTTTTCCCCCAGTTCTTAGCGCCAACTTTACGGCATTTAGCTATAGCTCCTGACGCATACGCAGAAGGAAACACCTTATAACGAGCTTTAACTTTACGGTAACACTCGTCTTTAGTAGCGCCGCCTTTTTTAAAAGCAATGGGTTTTATACACCCCATCCCCCTAGACCGCATCATGCAAATTACCTCACTTAGCTTTTTTCTTTGCCGCCTTTTTAGGGGCAGCTTTCTTAGGTTCCGCTTTAGGTTTTGCTTTAGGGGCGGGTGTTTCGCCCGGATCAGGTCTGCCAAATAAGCC